TAATTATCAATAATTGTAAATTTTACAAGTTTTGATAAGTATTTAAAATTGACTGTATCAGGCCTTATCTGCCATAATTTAATAATTGCTTTTTGATAAATGTCATTGATAAAATTTGCGTCTTTATCGTATTGATAAATTTGCGACTTAATAAAGTTGCCATACTTTTTTATAATATCATCAATTGTCATAATCATCAAACTTCTCATCAAAGTTGTTATTCTCTTTAGATAGAATATGCGCCCAAAATATTGATATAATTACAACCACAATAAACTCAAATAAAAATACTCGCCACATTATTGATATATTTTTTTCATCTGATCACCACCAAGTCTTATACCGGCTTGTAGTAATAATAATAATGTTAAGTTAGTTACTTTTATTGTAATGCTTAAAAAATCTTCCCAATCTAAAACTGTATCACTTGTATAAGTTTCACATTCAAGTATCTCAATACCTTCAGCTTTTATGTATGGTAGTCTATCAGCTGATATAACAAAGTTTGCTTTAAGTTCGTCAAAGGAATTAATAGAAATCATTTTATTTTGTTTTGATGATGATAAAAAATGTGCGTTGAATGGTCGCACCCCCATTGTAAGTTAGAACGGCACATCTAAGTCATCAGGTTGCACTGCTGCAAACTTAGACTTAACCATGTTTTCTAAATGCTCCATCATGTCGGAATCATCCCAAACATCAACACCTTTAACTTTGATTTTTTTCATTGATGGTAAGCCATTAGGATTATCTTTTGTGTAGGCCCATTTGATAGCTTTGCCATCTTGTTTGATGAACATTGTGGTCTTAGTTTTGCCGTCTGTAGTCTCAGATTTTGGCATTAATTGGACATCTTTTGACAAGTCAACATTTGGCAATGTCTTTAAGAATGCTGATGCATAGCCACTGCTGTACTTCATCTGCAAAATAGCTTTGGTATCTCCATCCTCAATGGTGATGTTCCAATCTTTACCATAATCAGATTGCCTGGTGGTAATGTCGGTAATAATACCACTCCAGCCATGATACTGCTCTTCATGGATAAGCTTACCGTCTTTTGTTGTTCTCTCCTTACTTGTCGCTGTGGGAGATTGTACGCGTCTGCAGATACGACCATCACTGATGGTAAGGTAGATAGCAGAATTTTTAATTATTGATCCCATTGGTTAAAATGATAGTAAGATATCAGCTTTTATTTTTTATAGTGTCTTGTAATTCAGTAAAATTTTCAGTTAAATCACTTGATAAATCATCAATAGATCCATAAATACGAACTAACATATTAATTAAACTATCTTCAACATCTTTATCCATTGAATCATTTATTCTCCTTAATTCGTTTATTAATAACATTTGAAAAGTTGTTATAACTTTATAATCGTGAAGTTTTTGTAAGTCTTCATACTTTTCGCTGTAGTTTGACATTTTTTATAATTTATGTGTTAATGAATAAGATTTGTTGTTTGGTTTCATGTCTAAATTCTGCGCATCCCATAAAAGCTTAGTTGCGTTAAATAATTCTAAATCATTTTTACGCTCACTATCTTCTCTAACTATTAACTGCCAACCTGCACCCTGAATAGCACCATTTTTACCGGATGTACGTGTTTTAGCATTAAGCCATAATATAGCTACATGATCAATGATGTTTACTGATTTGTATGCATCTATCATAAGCTGATTATAAGCTGCTAATTGGCACCAGTAATGGTCATATACAGTATTTGATGTCTTAATGTCAATAAGGTAGTTTTTGCCGTTAATTTGCGTTACTCTATCAATTGTACCAGCATAACCTAATGTATCAGATATAAAGTTTATTTCACTATACATTATCTCCTGTTCTACTTCTCTACGATATTCTACATATCTTTCAAACATGGTCCACTCACTCATCTTGTAACCTATGTTGCCTCCGTTATCTAATAAGTTAACTTCCTCGCCAGCATCATAACGTTCAGTCAGGCTATGTACAATAGATCCACGTTTGCCAGCCTCATCCCGGATAGCATCAGCTTCATTGCCTACTTGTTTAAGCCATTGAAAGAAATGTGCATCTTTTGGGAAGGCATTTAAAATGGTTGTAACGCTAGGAATAAAATTACCTGATTCAGTAGTGTAGAATCGGTTGTCTGTAAATGTAATTTGCTTGAGATTAGTATCTACGAAATAATTGCTCATGTTGTTTTAGTTTAGTTTGAGGAATTTGGTTTATTATCTTTGATAGTTGGTATTCTTTGTTTAGTGCGTCTATTATAGAACTCCACTTTTTTAATTTGTTCAATCTCTTCTCTCGTCTTGAATATTTTGTCATAAAGTTTCTTTAAATATTTTACCATAAATAATTGATTAAATCTTTATTAAAATTTAATACAATTCTATCTACTGCCTTAGTAAAATCTACACATGTAGCAATGATAAAATCATTAATATCTTCCTCTTTATAACTATGCTCCATTTCATCCCAGTAGTTGTCAAAAGTCAAGTGGTAAGCTTTTGTTACAAGTTGACCAGTGCTGATATCTTGCGTCTCAAAATATAGACGGTCATGCCTTAGTAAATATTGTACAAATGCATGTACAGGAATTACAATGGTATTATCAATGTAGTTGTTTTCATGTATTTGCACAATGATAGTATCATGTCTAAGTACAAAGTCATGAATTTGAAATAGTCTGTTTTTTTTCATACTGTTTGATTTTAAATAATGAGTAATCTTGTAAAATGTTTTTTGCTGCTAATGGACCACCTAGTGAATCAATCTGATCATTAGATAGATAAATTAGCACTGGTTTCTTTTTTTGATTGTCAGGGATAGGCTTCCGCCCTCGTTTTTTTAGTTGTGTCATTTTGTTTAAAGTTGGTTAAAAATGTAATCACCTAATAAGGCAATTATGATAAAAATGGTTACTGTAATTGTGTCTTTTGTAGATTGTTTCATTTTGTTTAGTTTTTGATTTGAGATTCAAAGATAAGTAAACTTATTTCATTCTACCAAATATTTATAAAATATTTTTTATTTTTTTTATTATATACTAAATGTCAGCTTAAACCTGACAAATTAGATATAAAAAAAAGCCCCCAATGTAGATACACCGGAGGTCAAATCAAATCATACCCTTTAAAGATAGGCCCGAATGTAGAAACATTAGGCCGTTATTTACTAAACTAAACAAAAACTATTTTTTAAAGTATAGCTCAGCCTCAGCTGTTCTACGCCTGGTCAATCCCTTAAGCTCCATTAATTCACCAGCTACTCTTGCTTTGTTCCATTTCATAAACTCATCTTTTATAGTTGGATCATTAGGATTGGTTAATATTTTTTTTCTTAGTGTAGACTTAGCAAAAGCACCAATACCTAAATTATATACAAATGATAATAACGAATCAAATTGATTTTGATTAAGTATTAATCCATGTAGTGCTATAGATTTATTTTTTAGCTCCCACATAAGCATTTGCTCAGCTTGTTGCTCATTAATAGTATCACCCAATTTAATTTTTCTACCATCAGTGTACATAGTGCTGCCCCATCCTATCGTTACTATAGATGCCGGACACAGGTAACTCCTTACTTTATATCCTTCAAATAACTTAATTAAGTTAATACAGTTTTTTGTTGCTATCATTTTATTCGTTTAATTAGATTGACAATTATCATTGATAAAACTGCTATTATAAGCCACATTATCCAACGATTTTTTGCTGTTACTTTATTTTGAAGCTTTACATTTTGTGAGGTTATCTCTTTACATTTTTCGTTAAGTCTTATTACCTCTAGCTGACATGATTTGACCTCAGCACTATCTCTTACTAATTTAGTAATAAAATTAGTATGCTGTTCTGTTACAATTATTGCAGGACCTTCTATAATTTGAGTTTTATTACTTGTTAGCCATACAGTATCTATAATTGCACTATTGTAATCATATCCGGGACATTGCACCTCTACAAAATCATACTCAATATTTGTTAATGTGTCTACTTTAGATGTAACACATGGGAAGGTATCTTTACAAAAGTTAGCTAATAACTCAGGATGTTTTTTATTTAATTTGTCAAGTTTTTTAGATGGATTACAAGACAAGATCATCACCATCACCATCACCACTGGTATCAAATATTTCATTATAGATATTATTTAAAGATTCACTAATTATATTAATGGCTTGAAATTGTATGTTTTTTACTATTTCTTTATCCTCAGCATTCATTAAGCCAGTATCAACAAGCTCTATAGCTGCCATAGAATTAAATGCAGCTGCAATATAATCACTATTTTTATCTACAATCTCCGACTCTATATCATCATCAAAAATTACTTTCTCTTTATTTAGCATAATTTACCATTTATAATTGAATAATTTTTAACCGTATAATCGCCATCCTTAGCTATTTGTATGTGAGCAAAGCCATGCATTGTATTGCCTACCAATGGTGAGTAATCTGCTCTAAGCTCACATAGGCACCCTGTACTCCAGCAACTTATTATCTTGCCATCTAAATCAGTTTCAGGATGATGGGAAGGTCTATGTAGGTGTCCAACAATTAAAGACTGCTTAGCCCTTAAGAATGCGCCACGTGAAGGATTAACCGGTGTAAATGCTCCTTTGAAAATATGATGGCCATGTGTGATTGAAAGCTTACCTGCTTTAACTAAAACTTTGTCATCTAAAATCTTTACGTTTACACTATTTAACTGCAAACGCTCCTCCAAAAAGAAATAATCATCATCCCATATCTCTCTTACTTTTGTAAGTAAAAACTTCTCCCA